TGTATAAAGTAACTGCAGCAGACGTTGACGTTAAAGACGACGTTAAAGCACTATTTGGAGAAGAAGACCTTTCTGAAGAGTTCAAAGAAAAAGCAGCTACTATATTTGAAACTGCAGTAGTAACAAAAATTAATGAGCACATTGAAAACTATAAGTCTACAATCAATGAGTCATTTGCTCAAGATACTCAAGCTATCAAAGATGAGTTATCTGAGAAAATGGATACTTATTTAGACTATGTTGTAGAACAATGGGCTAAAGATAACGAACTTGCTATCGAGCAAGGTTTGAAAGCTGAACTAACTGAAGACTTTATGTCTGGATTAAAGAATCTTTTCGAAGATCATTACATTGATATTCCAGAAACAAAAGTAGATGTAGTTGAAGAGCTTGCAGCTAAGAACGAAGAGTTACAATCTCAATTGAATGCTGAAATGGAAAAGAACATGGAAGCTAAAAAAGCAATTGAAGAAAATGATCAACAAAAGATTATTGATGAAGTAACTGAAGGTTTAGCTGAAACTCAAAAAGAAAAGTTTCAAACTCTAGCCGAAGGTGTTGAGTTCAAAGATAAAGAATCGTTTCAAAAGAAACTATCAATAATTAAAGAAAGTTATTTCTCTGTCGATAATGATAAAGAAGTAGCTGATTTAGTGGGTGAAACTGATGAACCTCTTGATGAAGAGGCGAAACCTGAAGGATCTTCTTTGGATCCTAAGATGGCAGGCTATGCAGCAGCTATCTCAAGGTCTCTAAAGAAGTAAGTATATTATAAATATTATAAACAAACGAAAAGGCTGACTTTTCAAAATTTAACCAATTAGGGAGAAACATAAAAATGTCTTATATTACAGAAGAGCTAGTGAAAAAATGGCAGCCAGTCCTTGAACATGGGGATCTTGACCCTATTAAAGATCCACACAAGCGTCAGGTTGTTGCCACTTTACTAGAAAACCAAGAAAACGCGGCTCGTGAAGCTGCTACTGGTTCTGGCGGATATTCTATGCCTTCGCTATTAGGTGAGGCCGCTCCAACTAACGCAATGGGAGCATCTTCATCAACAGCTAGTGATGGTGCGGTTGACATATTCGACCCAGTACTAATCTCACTTGTAAGAAGAAGTATGCCTAATCTTATTGCATATGACATCTGTGGTGTCCAGCCAATGACTGGTCCAACAGGTCTTATTTTTGCACTAAGATCAAGACTACAAGATCAATCAGGTGATGAAGCATTATTCAACGAAGCTAATACTTCACATTCAGCTATCGGTTCTCAAGCTGCAAACACATCTAACTTCGGTGGTGTGCTTGACGGTTCTGCAGGTACTGACCAAGCTGGTAACGATCCAACAGCTAGAGCATCTGGTTCTGGTTACACAGTTCACCAAGGTATGTCTACAGCAACAGCTGAAGCATTAGGTGATGCTGCTGCTAACTCGTTTGCAGAGATGGCTTTCTCAGTAGAGAAAGTTTCTGTTACTGCAGTATCAAGAGCTCTAAAAGCAGAATACACAATGGAACTAGCACAAGATCTTAAAGCAATCCACGGTTTGGATGCTGAATCAGAACTTGCTAATATCCTTTCTGCTGAGATCTTATCTGAGATTAACAGAGAAGTAGTAAGAACAATCAACTATACAGCTACTGCTGGAGCACAATCAAATGTGTCTTCTGCTGGTACATTTGACTTAGATGTAGACAGTAACGGTAGATGGTCAGTTGAAAGATTTAAAGGTCTAATCTTTCAAATTGAAAGAGAAGCTAACCAAATCGCCAAGTCAACAAGAAGAGGTAAAGGTAATGTATTGATCTGTGGATCAGACGTTGCTTCTGCACTTCAAATGGCTGGTGTTCTTGATTACACTCCTGCATTATCTTCGAATCTAAACGTTGATGACACTGGTAACACATTCGCTGGTGTACTTAACGGAAGAATCAAAGTATATGTAGATCCATATTTCTCAAGCGCATCTGGAAGTCAATACTTTACATTAGGATATAAAGGTGCATCTGCATTCGACGCAGGTCTATTCTATTGTCCTTATGTACCACTACAGATGGTAAGAGCAGTTGGCGAGAATACATTCCAACCAAAAATCGGGTTTAAAACTCGTTATGGAATCGTCGCTAACCCATTTGCAACTTCAAATGCTGATGGTGCTATTGCATTCGCTAAGAAGAATATCTACTATAGATTCGTGATCGTTAATAACTTAATGTAATTTCGATTACACTTCGAACTAAGAAAGGGGACTTCGGTCCCCTTTTTTTTTGCTATAAAAACAGATAAATAGTATTATGAGCGCATTTGATAAACAACCAGAGAATCAAAACTTCTTATCACCTTTAGGTTTTAGATTTATTATAGATAAACTACCTATAGTAAACTACTATTGCCAAACGGCTTCTTTACCTTCTGTACAGTTACAAGAAACAGAAATACCTAATCCTTTAGTGAGAATACCTTTAGCTGGAACAAAGCTAACATATGCTCCATTAGATATTAGATTTAGAGTTGATGAAGATATGAATAACTATCTTGAAATATATAATTGGATGACTGGTCTGGGAACACCAGAAGACATTGATCAATATAAAGCATTGAATGAAACAGGTAGTAGAACTACAGCTGGTACAGGTAAGATGGGTAATGTAATGAAAGGTGTATTTAGTGATGGAACATTGGTAGTTTTAACAAGTGCACAAAATCCTAACAAAAGGATCCAATTTGTAGACTTATATCCAATCAACTTATCTCCATTACAGTTTGATGTTACCGGAACAGATGTAGCATACATAGAAGCTGACGTTACTTTCAATTATAGATCGTTCACTGTTGCCTCTGCTTAAAAATTGTTATATAATAACAATATGAAGTTAGAACAGTTACTAGAACTATGGAAAACTGATAGTAAAGTAGATGATGTTGACTTAGATGCTGAGAGTCTCAAAATACCAGAGTTACATGGTAAATACTTAAAGTATCTTTATGATGCAAGGATCCAACTTAGAGCGTTGAAGATTAAACAAAAATCCTTATCTAATAAGTTGGGACAATACTACAGGGGTGAATTGAATAACCCAGAAGATATTAAAGAATTAAATCGTGAACCCTGGCCAAAAGTTGTATTGAAGCAAGACATACCTGAGTATGTTAGTGCCGATAAAGATATGATGTCTTTACAGTCAAAGATAGCATATCAAGAAGAACTTGTTGGATGTTGTGAAGATATATTGAAGAATATTAATAACAGAGGGTTTCAGATTCGTGCAGCCATTGACTGGAGAAGACTTACACAATTCGGTGGAGGGTAATACATTGATTATCGAGCCAGTAAATGAAGTGCATTCAAAAGTTATAGCAGATAATGGAATAAAACAAGAGTTAGTAGATTTCTTTACATTTGAAGTACCAGGTGCTAAGTTTATGCCAGCCTATAGAAATAGATATTGGGATGGTAAAGTTAGATTATATAATGGTCAAACAAAACTTATATACAAAGGTTTAGTTGATTACTGTGTTAAGTTTGCAGAAGATCGTGGTTATAAAGTTCTAAAAAAATTAGAAGAAGTAAAGAAACAAGAGATAGAAACATACCATCTAGACTTACCATTAAAACCAAGAGACTACCAATTAAACACGTTTAGAACCTGTATAAACGCTCAGAGACGACTTATATTGTCACCCACGGCTAGTGGTAAGAGTTTAGTAATTTATATGTTGACACAGCACTATAAACAGGATAAAGTATTAGTAGTTGTTCCAACAACAAGTTTAGTTTATCAGATGAAAACAGATTTTGAAAGTTATAATTGTAAAGAAGCTATTCATACTATAATGAGTGGTAAAGAAAAGACAACAGATGATAGAATAGTTATTAGTACTTGGCAATCAATATATAATCAACCTAATGATTGGTTTGATCAGTTTGATGTAGTTATAGGAGATGAAGCTCATTTATATAAAGCAAAAAGTTTAACTAAGATAATGGAGAAGTTAAAGAATACAAAATATAGATTTGGTTTTACAGGAACATTAGATGGATCCCAAACACATAAGTTAGTATTAGAAGGTTTGTTTGGTCCTGTCTTTCAACCTGTAACAACTAAGAAACTCATAGATGATAAACATTTAGCTGACTTCTTAATTAAATGTATCACATTAAAGTATCCACAAGATATTTGTAAGAGAGTCAAAGATATGAAGTATCAAGATGAGATAGATTTTATCACAACTTATGAACCAAGAAATAAATTTATAAGTAGAGTGTGTGAAGCACAAGAAGGAAATACATTAGTATTGTTTCATTTAATTGATCACGGCAAAACAATACATGATTTGATATT